TCATCGTTGTTAAAGCTCTTAATGCGAATGCCGCCACCTGGGGTGCGGTAGAGCATTTTTACCCGCAGCATGCCATCGTGATCAATTGCGTACATCTCACCATCGGTTATCGATTTTTTACTGGTATCGATACCAACGGTGGTACCGTGTCGCAGCACTGGAAACATGCTATTGCCTGTCACGGTAGCGCAGCCAGCATGTTGTGTTTCTACACCGCATTTTTTAAGAGTAGATTTCGCAAAGCGCAGTTTGCAGCCGCCGTTTTCTTGTACAAAGGTTGAGCCGTTGCCTGCGGCCAATTCGACTTCACGGTAAAACGGTAGTGCCACTTCATCATCCCTTAATGGTGTATCGCCATCCCATAGCTCAAAGCCTGCATGCCACTCGGCATTTGATTCGCGCACCTCAATCTTTTCTGCTTCACCGGTAAGCAGCCACTCAGGGGAACATTTTAAACATTTAGCCAGCGATAATAAGTTTTCACCTGATGGTTGAGTTGTGCCATTTACCCAATGGCTAATCGCACCTTTAGATGCACCTGTTTGTTTTACTAAGTCAACGGATTTCAAGCCTAATGCTCGCATCCGCCTCTTGATTCGTTCTGACGTGTCCATGTTAAGCAATCTAAACCTTTTTAGGTTGAAAGTCCTATACAAAATAAGTTTACTGATCTAAACTTCTGTTCAATTCGTTAAACGTCACTTCCAAGCTGGAATTTAATATGAAAAAAACTGACGCGATTAAGTACTTTGGTTCGAGCATCAAGCTCGCAGAGGCGCTCGGACTTAATAAGTCTGCTGTTTCTCAGTGGGGCGAAGAGGTTCCTGAGCTTCGTGCGTTTCAGCTTGAGCGCTTAACGGGCGGTGAGTTGAAGGTTCATGCTGATAAAGCCATTGAGTCTACGTCGTCACCTCGGGTTGCTTAACTGCTCTTGTTGCTCTTGTTAATAGCAAGGATATCTAACTTTATGACTAAGACCACATTAAAGCGCGAGTCCCTTTTATGTATCGATCCACTCTATGCCGCCCATGCGCTTGGGCACGATTACGGGGTGGATAAGCTGGCGCGGGATTTATTCCAACAGCCCGGGGTGATGTACAACAAATTAAACCCTGAGAACGACAGCAATCACCTGTATTTGCGTGATGCAATTCATTTGACTGAGCTGGCCGACGATGACCGCATTTTGTCAGCGTGGTGCCATAGCCGCGGCGGGGTGTTTGTAAGGCTGCCTGAGTCGGTGAACTGCGATGAAGAGTTGAGCGATCAGCTGTTATTGATTAGCGAGCAGATGGGCATTGCGCTGGCCGAGATCCGCGACTCCCGCGCTGATGGGGTGATCACCCCTGATGAGTTTGAGTGCATTAGCCGTGAGCTCACCAAAACCGTGCGTGAAGTGCTGTCGCTTAAAGTGGTAGTGAGTAGCCAAGTGCGGGAAATGCCATACATCAGCAGCGAACTGGACTCCTTTGAAATAAAGAGCGCATCCAATGAGTGATGTTATTGATGATGCGGCATTAGAGCATGAAGCGCATATCAAGGCCGCTTTATCTGTTCGTCAACCTACGCTGCCTTTTACGGGCCAGTGCCATTACTGCAAGAGCCCTGTTTTAAATAAACAGCATTTTGTGATGCCGACTGCCGCCATGACTATGAGCGGTTAAAGGCGAATGGGAGAGTGTGATGTCAGATAGAAACTTAGTCCTTATCCCGCAACTTAATAGAAATCAGTTAACTGATTTCTCACGCGCAAAATCTTGTGCCGACATTCCATACACCCCAGAAGAAGATGCCGAATTCGCTCGCATTGAGCGTAATCAAGAGATTGCGTTATTAGCCAATGTTATTCGCACATCACCGACGATGAGTGCTGAGGCGATTGCGGCGCGGGTGTTGGATGCGGGGTATCAGTTTTCGGGTAGTGCAGTACGTTTGAAATAAGAAAGCCCACTAGAGCTGTGGAGGCTGTGGGCTTAATACCAAAGAGAGGCAAAAACAATGGTACTGGAATCAATTGATAGCGTCAATCAGGGCGCGAGTGGCAGTAATGTGGTGCCGTTACGGACTGTTGCTGAGCACAAACAGCAACCGCGGGGTGTAGTCGTGAAAGCAGATTTGGATGATGGTTATTTACGACTCTCCAATACGCTGGTGGATGCCCTGTGTCGGGTTTCGCTCTCTGGTCGTCAGTTTAGAGTGATGTTGGCAATCATTAAAAAAACCTACGGTTTTAATAAAAAAATCGATTGGATTGTTGCTGATCAGATTCGTGAGCTGATGAATTATGATTCGGCGTATACGCATATTTGTGCAGATATTCGCGAGTTAAAAAAGCGTAAGTTGATTGTAGAAGATGGCAGAAAAATAGGCCCAAATCCTATCGTTTCTGAGTGGGTGTTATGTCCTGAAAACGACAAAATGACCAATAAATCACGTGACAGAAATCTGTCACTTGAGGAACCGAAAACGGTCACGGCAATGACCGAAAACAGTCACTTTTATGACCGAAAACAGTCACCACAAAAGAAAGACAATATTACAAAAGACACAATACAAAAGATCTCTTCGTCGCACATTGCTGTCGCAATGGCCGACACACAGATAAAACCCGATGCTGCGATTCAAACTCCCAATGGCAAGCTTTGGGGAAGTGCAGACGATTTAACCTGTGCTGAGTTTATCTACTCCCGCGTGTTGATGGTTAACCCCACTGCTAAAAAACCTAACTGGCCTGACTGGGCTAACCAGGTGCGCTTGATGCGCACGCAAGACCACCGCACTCACCACGACATCTGCAAGCTGTTTAAGTTTGCCAATACCGACTCGTTTTGGGCGAGCAATGTGTTATGCCCAAAAACCCTGCGTAAACAATGGGACAAACTAAACGCCAAACTGCTAGCGAGATCATCACATGAAGCCAATACAGCAACTGCTACCGCAAACCCTGCACGCCATGAACACTCCACAGCAAGAGTATTCCGAGAACTGCGGGAAATGGCAGAGCAGCTCGAGCATTCAGCAGATCACCACGGTGGTGGCAACACAATTGATGCCGACTATGAACCTGTACAGCCGTGATTTTAGCAATCGCTTTGGCGCTGAGCTTGGCAGCGTAGTGCAGGAGTTTGTTAAGCAAATCGGTGAGGCTGGCTTGAGTGTGGCTGAGGTGATGATCGGCGTTGAGGCCTTTAAACAACGTGCTGCAACTGCGCCTTGGAGCGTTAACCCCGCTGAGTTTGTGGCGATGTGTACGCCTACACCTGAGCAACTGGGTTTACCTAACGCCGAGCAGGCTTACCGGGAGTGTTGCGCCCATGGTCGCTGGCCGAGTGAGCACAAGTGGAGCCATGGTGCGGTGTTTGCCGCTGGCCGTGAAACGGGTTGGTATGAGCTGCAAAACCGCACTGAGCAGCAAACATGGCCGTTATTTAAACGCAATTATGAGGTTATGTGCCGCCGCGCCGTGAAGGGGGAAAGCTTTGATGCCTGTATCCCAAAGGCGCTTGCCGCCCCAGTAAACAAGCCTGTTGAACACCAAAAGGCTTGCTCGATTATCGCTGATTTGCGCCAAAAGTTTGGGCTAAGGACTGCCAATGGCTCTGGCAATTAAACACTTACCAGCAGATGCACCGGATTTTTATAGCGCGATTGTGGCGCCTACGTCTGTTGATACTGCTGCTAGTCAAGTCGTTCAAGAGGCGGTTAACGATGCGGAGTTGTTTGCGCCTAAAGCGGTGACAGCCGCTGAGTTACGGGCCCAAGGTTTTTTGCGCGAACGCGAACAGCCGCAAATGTGGCATTGCCGCGGTGGAGAGTCGGACATTGAGAAGATTGAAAAGCATATGTCGGTTATCCCAGCTGAGTTTAAACATTCAGTATCAATAGAGTATGAACGCTTATTTGCCATTGGTGGGCGCCTTGTTTGGTAAGGGGGATCTATGCCGTTAAAAGCCCCATTTGCTGAGCGCTTGGCGCGTGGTGTTGAGTTGTATGTAAACCAAAAGATGACGCTTTTAGATAGTTCTGCTGCTGCGCCTGTGTGCCGTAAAAAACTCACAAAAGAGTTAAAGGACCGCGGGTTATTGCGCAAGGAGCCTAAAAAGCTCAGCGAGAAATTTGAAAAGGCCATCAAGCTTTATGTTGATGAAAACTTATCTGTTTTTAACGCTGCGGCAAAAACAGGCGTATGCAAGACGGCACTAGCCAAAGTATTAAGAGAGCGCGATTTACTGCGTAATACGGCCGAAAAGAGCGCCGCCAACTTGGAGCAAGCGATCGCCTTGTATGTAGCTGGCGCCACCATTTTTGCGGCCTCACGCCAAGCTAAAGTTGGCAACCAAACCTTAGGCGATGCGCTAAGTGCCCGTGGATTACTGCGCAAGCATCCAGAACGTAAGCCAACGAGCACTGTATCGCGCCAAGATCCGCTTGAGTCGGCCGAAAGCCGTGTATCAAGCATGGCACTGAGCATTATTCATTCCGCTGCCCGTGCTGCAGCTAACCACCAAGGAGATGGCAGATAAATGATTTCAATTGAGCGCTTGTTTGAGCTGCTATCTCCACGCGGGTTATCGATTGGTGCGGCGGCGGGGAAAGGGGTTTTTAGTCGGGAGGATGCTATGGGTGTTATTGCGCAGGTACAGGGTAAGTACCCCGTTGGGGTGAAGGTGTTAGAGGCGACCATTTGCGGCGATGTAGATGCCGAGGATGCACTGGTTAAGGCGCTGACATGGAAATATGAGGAGAATTTCAGACCATTGGTATCCGCAGTATTAGCAAGGCTGGCAGTGAATGAAGTTTGCGGTACCCGCGTTTGCCCTAAGTGTAAGGGAACAAAACTCAACTATCACCGCAATGGTGAGTGCAAGCACTGCAAAGGTTTTGGGAAGATGCTGAATACCGTTGAGCAGCTGACTAAATCGTTTTGTGATTTAAGTGGCGCCAAGATCACGCCAGAGCAATTTAGCCAGCATTTTTACGACAAGTATATGGATGGTGTAGATGCACTGCATCAGCACGAACATGATGCAGCACGCTTTGCTAAAAAAGTACTGCGAATGGTTGGCGAAGAAATGGGGCTAGCGGGTTGATGATTGAAACGGTAAGCGACTTAGTTAAACGGCTTAAAGCAGAGGCAGAACAACTCGAGTCTATGGGCTCGGTTGATCTGGCATGTGGCGTTGAGGCCGCGGTGAGGATTATCGCTAATGAGCTTGATGGACACTTACCCATTGGTAATGCCGATTATCACCGAATTGAGCCATTGGAGCGGATGAATAAGCGCTTAATGGCAGTGTTGGCAACCCAATCATCGATTAATGAGCGGTTTGATTTGCACTGTAAACAGCAGGTGCTTTCAACGCCTGAGTACAAGGCTTTGGTGAGTGCTAAAACGGCCATCCATCAGCAGATTAATGCGTTGCCTAAGTGCAATACCTGCCGCGGGGTTGGCAAAGTTAAGCCGATGTTCGAGCTGTACCCGTGCGATAAATGCGGCGGTTCTGGCGTGGATTTAGCGGCTAATAGCGAGCTGATTAAACTGCAGCAAGCGTTGATATTGGCTGAGTTTGAATTGATCGAAAAACTGACCTCAGCGCTATTTAAGGTGGGGTTGTCAGCTGCTGATAAAGAGGCGATCTCGGTTGAATATTTTTACGCAGACTGCCGAACTAACCTGAGGTGCGACTGATGGCTATTGCCTGTATTGCCTTAAGCGATGCGGCCATTAAACGGGCTGTTGCCGATGAATCGATTACCGAAATTAGGGACCCACGCTATCCGCTACGGTTGCGCCTTGGCAGTTCGCGCAGTCGTGGCAGTTGGTATTTAGTCACCAATAAAGAGGGCAAGGCCAGTTGGGCTAAGGTGGCTAACTGGCCGTTGGTGAGTGCTAAGGCGATCATCGATGACTTGCCCACGTTGAGCATTCAGCATCGGCAAGATCAAAGCGCTAAGGTGAATACCTGGTTAAGTTGCGGCGGTTTGCTTAATTGGTATTTAACCCGGTCACAGGCGGATACCAGCTTATCGATTAAACGGCGCCGCAATATTAAATGCACCATCGTTAAGCACTTATTGCCGGTGCTAGGTGAGGTGATGCTGAGTGAGCTCAATCATCATAAAGTCGATGAGCTATTAATGTGGCCCCTGCAGGCTCGTTATTCTATTGGCAGTGTTCGCCAGTATTACGCCGTGCTGCGCAAAGCCTTTAAGCAAGCGACTGTGCTAAAGCTGATTAGTGATGATCCGTTGGCATCGTTAAGTTTTACGGATTTTATCGCTACACCAATCGCCACCAAACCACCACAATTACAGGCAACTGATTTGCCTAAGCTGCTTAGTGACCTTGATACCGCCAGTGATAGTGCTGCATTGCTGGTGTTTATTATGTTGGCCTACGGCACCCGCATTGGCGAAACCCGCTTGCTCAAGTGGAGCTATTACGACGAACCGAATGCCAAGTTGGTGATCCCCGCCAATATCACTAAAACCCATGCTCAACTGACTATCCCTATCTCTGGACTGATGGCCGATGTATTGCGCTGGCATAAGTCAATGCAAGCTGCTGCAGGTTATCGAGGCGGGCACCTATTTCCGCACCCATGCCGTAACACTGGGTTGGATGAACGTGGTGCTAATAGTTTGGTTAAACAGGTGAGTGGTGGTGAATGGACGGCCCACGATTTACGCAAGTTGGCTCGCTCATGTTGGGCTGATTTGGGTATCGATTACATGGTGGCCGAGCAGATGTTAAACCACTCCATGACCAAGCTAGACCAAGCCTATATTCACACCTATTTAGCTGATCAAAAGCGTGAGGCTATCGAGCTATGGCATAAGCATTTGCTATCGATACACCATCCATTTTCAACACGGATTTATTAATGAATAGCCAAGACAGTTTCAAGATAGAAAATATTAGCAAAACAGCTTAAAGCCTTGTGGGTTGTGGCTTACAAGGCGATTTATGCATCTTCAAAAGAGGAAGATATTTAATGACTAAGACAGTCGTTTTGATTGGTGATGATTTATGATAACCACCTACATCGCAGGCCCAATAAGCGGCAATGTAGAGATCAATAAGCAGGCATTTTTTAAAGCGGCTGAGCAGCTGGAGGAAACTGGCAGAGTAGTGCTGCACTCTGCTGGCCTGCCGTTCGGCCTAACCGAACCCCAGTACATGGATATCTGTTACGCCATGATCCGTGCTTGCAGTGAGATAGTGATGTTGCCCGGTTGGCGCAGGTCTACAGGCGCCACCGCCGAGTATTACTATGCCAAGAAGATAGGGCTTAAGATCGTGTTTGTTCCAACTGGAATAGACATTGACCGCGGTATGAGTTTAGCATCGTGAGAGCTTAAATCAGTTAAGTGATAAGTAATTCAATAAGGTTCTTAGATTGAAGCAATTTATCTAGTTAGAAAGAAAGGTGTTTACTGGAAAGACGTTCTTGGCATATCAACAAGTGAGATAGAAGCTATTAATAAATGCAAAGCCATGGCATTACTGGATTCTGATTCTTACCATTTGTGGATTGTTAGTAAACATAAGATCGGTGAATTCACTTCTGTTGACAGTAAAGGCGAAATTCAGGAGCCATGCAGTTCTGAGGAAATTATATTTAGAACAGATCGTGATACTGAAATGAAGAACAATTCATTACTTTAAGATAAAGTAGAAAACAATTTAGTTGAATAAAATCATTTACCCAAGCCAATAGTTTTACTATCCTGCTATAACAATGCGGGTTATAGCATCTAAAGCCACCAGATAGGTGGTTTTTTGCTATCTGTACCTTTGAGTTTATTCAAGCCTCGGCCATCGCCGGGGCTTTTTGTTTTGGGGTTTTTATGCGCAATAAGGTATTAGTCACAGGCCTGAGCTTATCAGCTGCTGCACTGATCACCTTGGTAACATCAGAAGGATTCTCGCCAGTTGCCGGGATCCCCGTTAAAGGTGATCGCCCCACATTGGGATTCGGGTCCACTTATCACGCAGATGGACGGCCAGTAAAGCTAGGCGAAACCACTACCCCAATTAACGCACTTAAAACCGCAAAGGCTCATATCGATAAGGATGAGCAACGCTTTCGAGCAAGCCTGCCGAACGTGGAGCTTAACCAAGCATCTTACGATTTATACATCGATTGGACGTATCAATACGGCATTGGCCGTTGGTTAGCCTCTCCGATGCGCGGCCATCTTATCCAAGGTGAATACCAACAATCATGTGATGCATTGCTGCTGCCTCAGTATCGCACCGTCGCTGGCTATGACTGCTCAACGCCTGGCAACAAGCGTTGCTATGGCGTGTGGCTGCGGGCGCAGCAGCGGCACCGCAACTGCCTCGACGCTCTCAAGTGA